GTACAGCATCGGCGTCAGATGCCATGTGCAACTCCCACCGGATACCCACACCCGGTAGACGTTGAAGTCGGCCTCCTTCATCGGCCGAATCGTCGGAAGGTACGCATGCCACCGGGCCCCGCCCTCCTTGACCTGTGCGAGCGTATCCTTCCGGGAAGTCGTTTCATGCTGCCCACGGCACTCCACAATGATGTGCGTCCCGTCGAACTTCTCCGGGTCATAAAACGTCTCAAGCCGAACAGCAAGCAGCTCCTCCGACTCAGCCGTCCACCCTACCGTCTCGTTGAAGTACTGAACAATCGTTCCGACAGACAGAAAGTTGAACATCCTTCGCAGGTTGTACTCTTCTAACGTCATCACATGCAGAAAGGACGGGTATTGCATGTCCGGGTTGCCCGTAGAGAAGTACAGCGTCAAAACGCCATCAATCCAATCCTGCCCACGAGCGAGCTGAACATCCTGAGTAATCGTGAAATGACACGGATCAGTCCGTCCCTCTGGAGCCACATACCGCTTGAGCCACATCAGCCAGTTCTCAGGCATCGGCCCCGTGCACGCCCTCATCCACGATGTCCCATCGGCGGCAGCATCGTAGTACTCGAAGCACGGTAAGGACGTCCGGCGGAATGTTGAGTACGTCGTCCGCCAATTCGTACCGGAGACCTGCCATGAATCAAGCAGGCTCTCCACTGTCAACCACACACTAGCCTGCTGCAGATAAGAGGGCGTGATACACCCCAACTCCGGAAAGACGGCCAGGTGGTTCCGATACATCCGGACCGGGTCGTTCTCCGGTGTTGGGTAGTCTTTGAACTCCTCTTCAACCCATCCCCGGGGGTCCATCGGAACGTCCAGTACGAGACCCGCACGCGTCGCGTACCCGTGCCGCCCAGCAGGCCAAACACTTAGTCGTCCCAGTGATCGTTCGAGCGTCCCCATTAGGTCGGCCCCGCAACAAGATGGAAAGGCTTCACCCACGACTCCGCCCGCCACGTCTCGGTCCGGTCCCCAAACCCAATCACAACTAGGATCGCCCCATCCTTCTCCACGATGAGGCTAGACCACGCGGCCACCCCGGACGTATTGCGGACCATCTTCAGGTACGCCCCGTTGCCGAGAAGCTCCCGCTGCAGCTGCGCTCCCGAAGCAACGCCCACCCAAACAGCACCGTTGCCGTAACCACAGAAGGCGATCCGATCCATTGTCGGATAGATTGCCCCCCGAATGAGCCCGTCACCCAGATTAGCCATTGGAACTATCCTCGACAGAACTTGCCCGGGACTGACAGCGATGTCCATCCGGTCGGCCGCTGGAGATGTAGCGCACACATACACAAGCCCCTGGGAGATGCACACACTACTGTATGTGTACCCCGGACCAAAGACAAGTCCGTGATAGGCCCAGTAAGCCTGATCGTCGGGCCGCGTATGTAACGTGATCCCTCGTGGCGTGTCAACGACCTGCCACGTACGTCCGGAGACCTTCTCGTACCACAACGCAGGGCGGCGCGCGGTAAACTCGAAATCCGTGGAGAAGGGCTGGTGAGCTTGAGAAGGAACCAGGATGCCCGTCGCTGAGTAACAGCAGGGGCCAGCGTTTACGATGTCTAGGATCCCCGTGAGCTCTCCGCGCTTGACTGTGACGTCCGTTACATCTACGAAGAACCCGTCTGGATAGGATGTTTGTGGAGCGGCCTTGATTAGCACAATGTCGCCGATCGCCATCTGGTTGGGGAGGGCAACGTCGATTGCCTCTGTGCCTCCTCGGACATTGACAGCTGTAACGGTCAAAGTCAAGTTGTCGGCAATGATGTCCGAGGCTGCGATGAACTTCAGCTGGACCGATCCGAGGGCGTACCCGAGGCGGGCCTCCGCGGACGTAATTGACTCCCCATCCGTGAAAGTGCCGTTGTTGACTTCTCCGAGCTGGAGGTGGAGCGCGACCCACCGAGGAATACCGAGCCCTTTCCAGTCCCAGATGAGGTAGGGGTCGCTCTCTTGATACTCGGTTGGGGCGAAGCCTCCCGGGATCTCAACGTCCGCGTAGTTGCCTGCCGAAGACTGAACAATGACGGTATTGCGCCAATCGGCCCCTGAGGGAAGGGGAGGCGTGATCATGTATGCACGACAGTCCGTAGTTATTCCGAAGTCGGCGCACTGCACACAGTATCCTCGAGTGTAGCCCAACAATACTGCCTGCGGCCCTGCTACGGGTCCTCCACAGTAGGGGCATTCCCAGGTGTCGAATGTAAGTGCCGGTACGTACGTCTCTCCAGCAGCTTCGGCTTGGGCGCGGAGGCTTGGAGATTCCGACATATGGGCAAAGGGTTGTGGGTGCTCCCCATACTCAAGGAGGACGCGCTCTGGCTCTAAGAGGACGTCCTTTGTTAGGCTTTCAGGCTTGTACTTGAGAACAGGCCCCTCGTACTTGCCCCCGAGGCTGAGTGATAGACGGCTGCCGCAATGGCCGGCCTGATACCAGGGGGTCATCGGGGCAGCCCAGATTGGGAAGTTGTGATCTTCTTGTCCCCCAGCGTTGACCCCCGTATCCGTTCCGTCGGCGTCGTACAAGTCGTAGCTGATCGCTCCCGCTGGTGCCGGGTTAGTCCCCCAACTGCCGGGATCTCCGGTAGCGCGCCACATAGGGAAGGGCTCCGACCGAACGCCGTTTCCTTGAGAGCCGGGACCCAGCCAGTACTTCTCACCCGTCGCCGGATTCTGGAGGTACCCGAACTTATGAGAGATGGGGAGGTTGGTATGGGAGCCCGCGACTCCCCACCAGTTTGCGTTCTCCGTGACCATCATACTCTCATATACGGTTCCGGCCCCAGCACGGACACTCAGGCGGGGATCCCAAAAGCTTACAGGCGTTCCGCCACTTACATCGAATGCGGCGCACCCATACGTAGGATGGTAGGCGACTACGATGTCTGGGCCCGGGCCGATAGTCTCGAAATACCCGTCCGCATCTGCGGTACCCAGCTTGATCCACGTAGCGGGCGGGCCTCCCCCCGGAGCGGTGTACGTCCAGACCTCTGCGCCCGGACAAGGTTCGCCGTCGTACCTGTAAATCCAGCCCCAGAGGACCTTTCCTGGCGGCGTACTCGTCCAAGAGCTACCAAAGGCCACGGTCTCAGAAGCACCAGACTGGGAGAGAGTGACTGTCTGCTTCCTCAGGCCCTTGGTATGATCCGATGGGTGCCCAACAGATACGACGTACTTCCCAGGTGGGAGGTTCGTGACTGTGTATGAGCCGCCCGCGCCTAGGTCGTAGTAAGTCCCGCCTTCTTCCGGGATGGGGTATCTGGTTGTGCCCTCCCACTCCACAATACACCGAGCGTCTACCGGGCCCGTGACAGTCAGTTGACAAGATACAATGTCTAACACCGCTGCAGTACACGGGCGCAGCTCTATGAACTCTTGCCGATAGTACGCTCTCACCCGGCTGAGGCGCTGTGCCAGGTGCTCCTGCTGGTTGCCCAGACTACCGATCCCGCGGGGAAGGACGATATGATCCTCTGTCCGGCCATCCGGATACGAGGGGAGGACGAGGCCAACACCCCCAGTTGTGATGAAGCTCCCCAACTCGTTCGAGCCCCTCAGCGGGACGCCACCCGCAACGTGAAGATCATTGTACGGGTAGTCGGGCTGAAAGACTGCCTGGACTACTCCATGCGGCGTCTGGTAGTCAAGGACGAGGCTTACCCACGCTCCATCTCCAGCAGCGGCGCCTCCAACCTTTAGTGTCAGCGGGCCCCAGCGTTCGCCAACCCGCATCACGACCGCGTCTTGTTGAGCATACCAGTACGCCTCGGCCCAACCACTGTCGGCGCCCTGAACCCACCGACCCCACCCAATTGGAGCCGGTAGGTCATCGAAGCAGAAGCAGTACAGGGCAGGGGAGGAACCGTCCTGGAGGACTAGCCCGTACCGGAGGTAGTCGTCATTGATAGGACCGACAGCATACTCTGTAGCTCCGTCTGCTGTGCACTGAAGGACCCGCAGGTAGAAGTCACTTCCACCGTACGTGATCATCCCCCGCCCGTCACTGTCCAGTAGGGAGGCCACGGACACGATCGTGCCCCGGCGATGGTTGAGGTAAATAGAATCGCCAACTGCGAGAGGCATGTCAGGACACCCTGGACGTGCGCCTCATGCTCGGTCCTTGATGACACGTGCTGCAGCCAGGCGGACAGCTTCAGCCATTGCCTGGCGCAGGGCCGGACTTGCCCCGAGAAGTGAGATCGTACCCCCATCAGTCCCCAGGCGGTGAATGACCTCGCCGCGCTGAATAGCCATTCGGGGGTCGGGGCGGCCATACTCAGCCATGCCCTGAAGCTCTTCGTCTGTCAACTCGCGGTAGCGGGCCCAGTCAGGCCGGCCAGGGCCAGTATACGGTCGATTTGCCCTGGAAGCCTCCGGGCCTGTACGCTCTGTCGTCCAAGTATCGATGTCGCGCACCCAGTCCCAAAATCTGCGTAGCGGACCCCGCTCCTTGAGCACGAGCCGCATCCGCTCCTCTTCATCGAACCCCCATGGGCTGGTTGGAATCTGCTTTGGCATTCCAACTAGTGGGAACCACCACGGATTACGCTCCTTCATCTCTTGAGTGAACTGCTCCCGGGCGCGGCCCGAGGCCTCGAAGTACTGCTTGTCGTACAGCTCGCGCAGGCGAGCTAGCCGCTCTGCATTGAAGAAGGTCTGTGGGGGTGTAACTGGCCGATCCAGGACCTCAAAGAGTGGAGAAAGGGCGCGGCTAGTCTGGGCGGCCGCCTCTCCCAGGTGACCAACCGCTGTGCTAAGAGTATCAACGTTATCTGTCGCGAAGAGAGCAGCGTCTGCTGCCTCCTGCTCAGCTTCGGTCAGGACCTTCTTGCTCTCAGTCTTCTCCCGATCCCCCTTGAGCTCCTGATCTCCGCCGAGCTTCCGCAACACCCACGCTAGAGGGGACAGGAGGCGGGCAGTAGGTGTTCGGGAAGCGAGGGTCATAACCTTCTGGCTGAGATCTGAAAGCGTCGTGAAGAAGTGTGTGAGGACGCTAATGTCCCGAAGCCAGCGCAGAGGGTGACTGAGAATGTCCCAGAGCTCCCTTGCTGCTGAAATTGCGTCGTGGATGAGGTCTACGATGTCTCCCCAGTAATCCCGGAAGAACTGAATCGTCTTTACGACCACCCAGACAAGAGTGACGATTGCAGCGAGCCTGAGCAGGACCGTCGCAATCGCACTTAGGAGGTCGGCACCAACAGCACGATACAGAAAGGCAAAGGCCACCCGAAGCGCGCGGCCGATGACGGCGGCGGCCCCTCCGGCGGCGCGGAGGACAGGGATGAGGCGTGGAAGAAGGGCGAGGATCTTAGGTAGAGCCCAAAGGGTGGTGACTGCGATTGAGAGCCCGCTCAGGATACTAAAGAGGGCAGAGAGTAGGTGTGGGAGGGCTACAAGGGCGGCTCCGAGGAGGGCGGCCCCGACAGCAGCTCGGAAGAGAAGGCGCAGGAGGGCCTGTCCCCGCGGCGTCTCGGCTGCCTGTGTGAGACGGTCAAGGGCGCGGGTGACGCGGTCAATAAGGCGGACGACCTCTGGACGGATTGCCCTCCCAATTGCATCCCGGAGCCGAAAGAGAGCATCCTGGGCATTCGAGATCTTCCCAGGGATCGTCTCCATGAAGCGCGTCATCCCACCACCGAACCTTTCGGTGATGAGCCGCTGTAGCGCATGCTCGATCGCGATTCGGTCCTCAACTGTCTGATTCGCGAGGGTCCCTAGGGTCCTCCCCTGATGGGCTCCGTACTGGATGAGCATATTCTCGTTGATGCCGAAGGACTCCTGCAAGCGAGTCATCCGGCCACCGAGAACGGCATCTGCCACCGCTTCGGTAGCAGAAACGACATCCTGTCCCATGGCCGCGGCAAGGTCACCAACTAGAGGGAACCACTTGTATGCTGTAAGGCCGTAGATCTCGAGGCGCGAGGTGGCGTCTACAACCTCCTGGACGTTGAAGGGCGTCTCGACGGCCTTCCGCTTCGCCCAGTCGAGGACCTTCGCCGCCTTCTCTTCGTCTTTGTACACCGTCGTCAGTTTGGCAAGGGCGACCTCGAACTCGTTAGAGGCCTGGACGGCCCACCATGCGGCTCCGAGCGCTGCTCCACCAACGCCGAGGAGTCTCTTTCCGAGGCCTGTGTACTTCTCTGCCGCCCCGACAGCAGTCTTACCGAGAACGTTGATTGGGTTGAGGAGGTCAGTCAGCCCCGCCTTCGTCGTCCTGAAGACGGGGGTCGCCATATCCCGAGCTTTGAAGATGAATTCGATGATGGCGACGCCCACGCGGTGTTCCTTTTTGCGGATGTTGAGATACCCACTGTGCGAGGCCCTTCCCAGCTGCGACGCCCAATCCCTCCGCGATGATCTCTTCAGGCAACTGCAAGACTATGTCGATGGACGCACAGAGAGCCTCACATGCTGCGCTTCGCAGCACAGCTACACAGACGGCGTCTCTCCTGGCACCGCTCCCGCCAGCGGCGGACCGGCAGTACCGCTCTCCGGCGGACTCGAAGGACTCGCTCCCCCAGAGGTGTCCGATGCGTTGGCGGGGAGCGTAGAAGGCGTAGGCTGCCCGGGTGGCTGCCCCCTTTTTTGGTCGAACCCCTCAAGCTTCTCGAAGTACGCAGCGGCCAGCTCGATCCGCTCGTTCCATGGCCAACGCCGGAAGGTGTCCCGGCTGAACGGGATAGGCTCCCACTCCTGCGTCTCTGCATTCTGCTGTTCGACGTCCCTCCAGGAGATGAGGCTGTTGGCCGCGAACTCGGTAAGGGCGTCATCCAAATCGTGCGCGAGAAGCTGGTCGAACGAGACTTCACGAATCCCAGCCTTTGAGCAGGCACGGATGAGCGCCTTCCACGCGGAGTCGTCCGATTGGAAGACGAACGTCGCTCCGTGACACTCAACAGCGAGCGGCCCCCCTACCGGGCGGTATGGCATCAGGGGTCTCCTTAGGATGCGGCAAGTGCGACGCGGTTATACTGAACACCGTCTTGAGGCGTGAACTCGTGAGCGAAGCCGGTGACATCCTCAGCGTCGAACGGCATATTCCACGTCGTGGGCGAGAAGCTGCTCAGTGTCCAGATGAGGTCCTGAGCATCGGTGCCGTTCTTCATCGTGACGACGATGTCCTCGCCGCTCCAGAGGTCCGCGTCCATTGCCGACCCCTTGAAGACCTCGCTGGTCACGCAGGCGAAAACCGGATCCTGATACCGGATTGCATACGACGCCGGCCGCGTCTTCTCGTTCGTCGCCTTCATTGCGTCCATGGGATTGATCATCTTCGTCCCTAGGTCGTTCCGGAGGTCGAAGCTGAGCACTCCCTGTGACGCGCCCGCGATCTGCACCATGATGTCGTTGATCGTGTGCCCCAGGAGACTGTTGTACACGGGCGCCGCCGTCCCGGCCGCAGCCTCAACCGCGTACTGGAAACGCATACCCAAGGTGTACTCGACCTCCGCATCCTCGCTGTCTGAGATGGACGCACGGATAGATACGGGCTGGCCGCTTGTCAGGACCCACTCCTGACCGTTTGCGCCGTCGTCCACCTCCACCAGCATATCGGGGAAGCCGGCGACAACAACACCTGCGGTCGTTGGGCAGAACAGCTGGAGGTCGGCCAGCTCAACCCCGATGCACGTGATCTCGAGGCCGACTTCGTCCGTACCCTTCCGCTTGTGCAGCTGCCCCCCCACACCCCTCTTGCGAACGCTGTGCGAGTCGCGGCTGAAGGTCCCGCCAGTGACCGCGCGACAGAAGGCCAACGGCGTGCCCGTATCGATCTTGCTAACGCCCTGCACCATTCCCGTGTACACGTTACTCATTGGGGGAGCCCCCTTCTGAAGGAACCGCGGACGGCTCGGCTTTGTCGGTCTCTGGCGGAAGCGGAAGAGTCAGGATGTCCTCCGGCTCGCAGGCAGAGGGACGGCAGGCACCAGGAGGAAGATCCTTGACTTTGATCTGGTAGTGCCCCTCAGGGACGGCCGTCTGAACGGACTTGGGCATCACGCGCTCCTTCCGCCAACCCGGGCGGTTACATGAAGTTCGATCCCAATAGCCCATAATGGGAGGCCGGCAGTTCGAACCATCACGATCTCCTCAAGCGCGTGGGGGCTGCGCACATCGTGCCCTAAATCCCAACCAGGAGAAGTGGTAGTCACAACTTGTGCCCCTGCTCCATCCGCACATGTTAGTGAAACTTCCTGCCGCGTCCCCCCAGCGGTGATCGTAGCTAACCTTCGATGCGGATCATTGAACAGCGCCTTTCCGATGATCTTCGCATAGGCAGCACGGGCACGCGCCTGACTCGTGTACAGTATCCCAGCAGCTGCGTAGGCCTGATCGAACCCCCGAATGTGTGCGAGACGGACAGTTTCAACAACCTGCGCCACGCCCCCAGTTCCGCTCCGGTTCGTGACCGTCGTCCCATTTCCCCAAACCAGGACTCCCGGACAGTACTCCAGGAGCGTCTGGTTCTTCGGGTAATCGCGGAGGTCACCGTGGTCACAGATCCTCAGGGACGGAAAGGGCGCCTCTTCTGCATCCGGGAACCACGTCCCCGGGAGACCGCCAGTGTGAGCCACCCCCTCAGCCCCCCTGAGGACTGCGAGGACCGCATCAACAACTTCCTCTGTGAAGGTCCAATCCTGGGCCATCACGCACCCTCAAGCAGCAAGGTCAGGAAGTGGTCGTTTGGTGTGACTTTCTTTACAGCAAACAGCTGCCCTGAACCGCCCCCTAGGGGGGTGGCGTACATCGACCATCCCGCCTGAACAGCCTGCGCGTCCGGGCCCAACACCGCTAACGCGACACGGCCCACCTGTCCCGTTGTACTCGAAGCGCCAAAGGCGCGCCGCTCGTATTCTGATGCGGGGGCGTGTATCGAGCACTCGAACTCCCCTGTAGTCACCGGATAGTGATCCGTCTCGGTGGGTTGTGCCTCCTGACGATCTTCAGCGTAGTACTCGAAGTAGGCGAGGTGAGTTGGGTTCATGGGCTGTGCGGGTGCCAGCGCGGAGGCGCTTTGGCTATTCCGTCCTGAATCAGCTCGTCCTGCTTCGTTACTAACGCCTGCTCCACATCGTGCTCCCACACCGGCTCCATCACGGTCCAGGGGCTATAAGGCCTCCCCCGAAGATAGTGATGCGTACCAATAAGGTGGCGGAACAGAGTGTTCTCATGCTGCAGCTCTGCGTACGTCTCAGCCGGCGTGCCTGAAGGGCCATAGCTGATCGTAGCCGACATCAGCCCCTCAGATGAGTTCCGGTGAACTTCGTGCGTCGCCGTCTCCTTGAGCTGGCCAGTCCGGACGGGAACGAGAGCTTGAGACAGCTCGAACGTTTCGTGCAGAAGCCGCTGGACGACGTCCATGATGGCATTCTCGATCTCGCGCTCGCTCACAGCTCTCCGGCACGCCTCGAGAGCCGCTTCCGCCTCACCTGTGTTGACGTACACTGTGACATTCATCTCTTTATCGGCACACTTGAGCAAAGAAACCGCTTGACCTTCCTCCACGCCTTTGGGGCGATGTCAACCGGCGCGATGCGGACCTGCATATCATACGTCTCGGATAGGCCGTCGACGCTGATCGACGTTACACCCCCCTCACGTAGCGCAGCCCGATCCAGTAACGGACGAGAGCCGTGCTCCCTCTCCCACATCCAGGCGGCTTGTTCACAGACTGCGGCCTGTAGCGCTGTAGGGATAAGCACATCGCCGTCTGAATCTACGTCTACCCGGCGGGGGAACCAGAGGCGTTGAGACGTATCGTACTGAGCACCGACGAAGCCGAAAGCCCGCTCTTCCCCGAGACCCTCGAGCTCCCGCGTCGCCTGAATCAGAAGGTCGTCTAACTCTTCAGGCGCCAAAGCAGCTGCCCAGCTTCGACGGCGCGTCTCATCGTAGTACGTGATCGCGTCAAGCCGCGTCACATACGAGTTGTCGGTCTCCCCGCCGGGAGTGCAGATCAGCTCCACCGCGTGCCCTCCCTACACAGTGTCGGAGCTCGCCGCGCGTGCAGGCCGGGGCTTCGGCTTCGGCTTCGGCCCTTCCGAACCCTCCCCCTCAAACGGCGGCGCCGCTACCGTGAGGGGCACATCCCCCAAGGCCGCCTGGGCCGTCTCCACTGCAGCCTCGAGCGCGGAGTGTGCCCGCCGCACATCCGTAGCCGCAGGAGAACGGTCGATGTGGTCCGGAGCCCCCGCCAGAACAGCGACAGCGGCCTCGTAGTGGGCCAAGATCGAGCGCTCGTGCACCTTCGCCAGCGCCGACTTCCCCAGCGCGTTGAGGTTGGCGATGATCTCGAGGCCGAGAACCTTCGCGTCCTCTACCTCCGCCACAAGGCACTGCTTCTCCGTGACGATCGGCAGCCGCCCAACAGCGGCCTTGTCCGTGGCCAGGACCGCGCCCGTGCTCTCGCAGAAAGCCTTGACGTTCCCCGCAGGAACGAACACCCGGTAGTAGCTCCCAGCGTGCCGCGAGCTCGCTGGAAACGGCACGTACCCGATCGGCGGCATGGTGGACCTCCCTCGGCAGAATGATGGACAGTGACTTACACGTCGTAGCCCACGCCGTGGCCGGGGCGGTAGACCAGGAAGAACGTGGCATCAGCCAGGTCGCCGGAAGTCGCCGCGCCGCCCTCAGTCGGAGCGATCTCGAGAACGTCATCCCCCGACAGCTCAGCGACTGCTGCACTGGCCGGCGTCATAACCCAGGCCTGCTTGGCCGTGATCGCCTCGTACCCGGTCACGCCGCTGTCCGTCGTCTTCGTTGCGACGACCGTCGTACCCGCAGCGGCCTGGCCACGGTTCGTCACCGTTGTCGTGTGGATGTTCGCCGCGTGGGCGGCGATCGCGTTACTTGTGATCCACCCACAGTCGATGAGGACGCAGTCCTCGGGCACCCGGAGGAAGTAGAGCGGCGTTCCGGACGCATCTACAGTGCCGATGTACGTCTCAATGGCTCGGTAGTTGTTGATTGGTGATCCCACGAGGGAGCCTCCTTCACCTAGATGTACAACAGGACGGCCTGGCACACCCACTGCGGACCTGACCTACGCGTCGGTGACGAGCTTCACGCCGGCCTCGTCGGTGACGACGCCAGTGCCCCAGTAGCCCGTCATCTTGAGCTTCCAGGCGTACGTGTCATCGTCCCACGTAACGGCCAGTCCAAAGTCCTTGAGCCAGTTGAGCCCGAAGGCCTCCGGATTGAACATCGAACCGCAACGATCGGCGCCGGCGTTCGCGGTCTGCACATCGTTCGTGATGTACCAGACCATGCCGTAGATGTCGTCGTAGAAGTAGTTCCCGTAGAAGCCCTCCGCCATGTTCGTCTTCGAGGCGTCCACGAGCGGCGAGTTCGCCTCTGTCATGAGATCGTACCACTGCTGTGAGTGCAACACCACGTAGTGAGGCCCGTACGCGTTCGCGACCTCCAACGTGTTCCGGGCGGCGAGGATGTTCGCATTCGTGATGTTGACCCCCGTAGAGCCCACTGTGGTAGACAACGACGCGAACGTGGCACATACATCGACGTTGATCTTCGTCGCCATCGCAGCCGCGAGCTCTTCCCCAGCCTTCACCCACAACTGCAGCTGGTTCGCGGCCGCCTTCCGAGCCTCCCACGTGATCTGCGTCCCGACCTCCTTCTTGATCCCGGTGATGTCGGAGGTCGCGGGGTCGAGGTCCTGCCAACCGGCGTACTCGACACCCTCCTCTCCATCTGAAGCGGTCAGGGTATTGAACCGCCCGAAGGTCGCCGTCAACCCCGGAACGTCTCGGAGATCGGCGATCTGGATCACCTGAGGGGAGTGGCCGGGGTCGCCAGGAGCGAAGATCGTCCGGGCCCTCAAGCCAAGAACCGCCACCTGGAGCGCGGTGTCGACGTACTCCGCGACCAGCGTCGAGTCCGTGATGCGCAGAAGCAACGCGATCACAACACAGACCATCAACAGTGTGCCCATCAGAAGCCTCCGTTACGGCGGTGTCTTCCGGGAGATCCCGGGCGGCGTTGTGAGCCGGACGCCCTTCTTTGCGAGTGCTGCTTGCAACTCCTCCAAGCTCGTCGCCTCCGCAATGCCATCCGTTGTGACTGTGACTCCTCCAGGAGCGCCGCGACGGACGTTCCCACCAGCGCCAACAGGCTGAACACCCGTCCTGAGCCTTCCCACCACCGCTTTCGCCTGATCCCCGTACTTCGCTTCTAACTGTTCCGCCGACAAGGTCTGCAGATCCGTGAAGACGTCTGCGACGGTGTCCGCCTGTGCAGCCGCCTGTGCATCCCGGGCGACGTCGATACTAGCCAGGACCTCCACCTCAGTCGCACCTGTGACCATCGCCGCGTAGGCAGGACTGAGATCCCGTCCAGCTATCTGCAGCGTATTCAGCCGCGTGATCTCAGCTCGGGCCAGAGCCAACTCACGCCGGTTCGCCGCACTCTCACTGCTCGGCCGGCCTCCACTACCCTCTCCCGCAGCACTCCCACCAGCGCTCGGGCTGGTGTTACTGAGTTGTCTGCGCGCTTCCTCCACAACGGCCAGTGCCTCGTCCCGCTCTTCCTCAGCTGTAGTCTTCGCCCGGCCAGCGGCCTCTAGTGAGGCCGCGTGCGCGCGCTGTTCCCGCTGAAGCCGCTCCTTGATCGCCCGATCTAAGTCAGTCTGTGTGAACTTCTTCTCGTCCGCCGCCCCACCATCGCCCTCACCTACCCCAGCCGCACCGTCCCCCGCGCCACCCCCACCACCCCCATCAGTACCGTCGGCGCCCTCTCCTCCGTCTGGGGCTGCAGCGAGGCTAAGCGCGACGAGAACACAGAGACCGAGAAGCCAGAACATGAGCGTATCCCCCCGTTTATACCGCCCGTCGGCGTAGTAAACATCTACAACCCGCTTTTACCGCCCGTCGGCGTAGTGAACAGCTAGACATGCGCACTTACAGCAGCAGAAGCCGCAGCGAGCTCGGCCTTGAAGAAGTCGTAGGTCGGGACCCGCCCGAGCTGAGATATTGCTTGAATGAGGCTGTCGTAGCTCGCAAAGCCACCCATCGGGGCTGCCTCTGACGCCAGGACCTGCGCTCTACACCTTACACCTAGTATAATACAAAGCGAGCCACAAGGCACGCCCGATTTTTACTCTGCCTCCAAGGTTCTTTCTTACCCACCGAAGAGCTGCTGCCGGAAGAAGTGCGTCAGGGCCTCAACGGTCCGTGCGGGGACCCAGGCGGGCAGTGGAGACGGGGTGCCGTTGCGAGCGACGGTCTGCAGCACTTGCTCGAGGGCCCCAGGTGAGCCGTTACCGCGAAGCATCAGATTCAGAGCTGTAGACTGGGGGCCGGTCCGAAGAGGAGCAGCCTGCAATGCCCGACACAGCTCCCAATTGAGGACAGCGTGCAGCATCTCTTGTTGGTGAACAGGCGACATCTCTACAAACCCCGCATCCGTAAGCAGCTTAGCGATCTGCTGCCGCACAGCAGGATCTAGAGGCCGCTGTAACGACTGCAAGGCGGCGGTCCGGCGCTGAACGACCTCGCTCAAGACTTCAGCAGCAACCCTAGCAACAGCTACAGGCACTTTGCCATGAACGGCCGTCCAGTAAGCCTGAAAGGCGGCCTGCACCAAGACCCCAGGATCCCGAATGCCGGCCTCCTGCAGCTGCTGCGCAACGGCTTCAACCTCCACCTGAGCCGGCAGGACGCACGGTTGACCTGTCTGAGCCTCCCACAACTGCATCCACAAGTCCTTGAGCATCCCAGCGACCGTCACGCTATCCCCTGGGGAGTCGATAGCGCCCAACGTTGCGAAGAGCGATGTCAGGGGTAGCTGCACGGCCGCCTCCCCTAACGCATCGGTCGGGACTAGAACCTGCTGGACGGCCGCACCAGCAACCTCGTCCGAGATCGGGACCTGCGGCCCCGACAGTAGGAGGTCCTGCGCAAGCTGCGCAAGTCCCTCTAATGGTGTTGTGCCGGCCACCGGAACTACTGTGTCCTCAACCTCCCGCCCCCGAATAGCTGTGACGGCAGCCTGCTCCAGGGCGTGCAAAACGCGCTGCCTCGTAGGCTCATCGGCGGTTACTATCTGCGAGATGCGCTGAGCATCCAGCCCCTCCCGGAATACCACCCCACCTAGATCCGTCTCCCCCCACTGCAACGCCCGCAGAGCCTCTGGGAGGCCGAAGGGCAGACCTTGGATGTCCGTGCGGGAAAGCACCTCCCGCTCCCAAAGCAGCCGAACACTCTTTGGCGGCTTCTGCGTGCCAGTGTCGACTCCGAGAGGGGTGTTTGGTGCCACAGGGCGCCCAGATACGACCTCTACCAGACCTTCTACATCGGTATCTAGCCATACTCCCCCAACCGGAGCAGGCAGCTCGGACTGCATTGTGGGGTCGGTCCACACACCCCCCACTGGAGTAACCTCTACCCACACCATCGCGTCTAGCGACTGCTTCAGCTTTTCAACCTCCTCTTGTGGCAGAGCCGCTACAACCTCCTCAAGGGTAGAGAACTGTTGCTGATACGCCCCAACGAGCCCGCTTAGGAGGCGCCGGCTCATCTCAGGCTCCCCATCAGCGACAGCATCATTCAGGACTGCCCGGAAGATGTCGCTAAACGCCCGCCTCTCCCACGCATTCCGGGGCAACTGCTGCAACTGTTGCAGGGTCCACTCGTAATCCCAAACAGGATCGCCCTGAAACTCGAGGGCTCCTGGGCGAGACACCTCGATCTGGTACCGCGTGACCTCCTCCTCAGGAATGATCCGACCAGTCTGCGCGTCAAAGTAGGTGTACGTCGTCTGCCCTGTAGCGTCGGTCTGGCCGATTCGCCACACTTTTTCCGGCTCGGCTACCGCTTCGAAGGCGGCCTCTTCTGCTGGACGCCACCGCGCTTGACGAACGAAAGACATCAACGGGCGGTGCGGCTCATCGTATGCAGCTACGTTGATCGGTGCGTCGTGCCCCGGCAGGGGGGTGAAGCGGCTGCCCCGCACAGTCGCGAAGAGCGTCCGTGTAGGCTGCGCAATCTGAAGCCCTCCCTCACGCCTCACATCTTCAAGATACTGCTGCAAAGCGCGCTGCACCCTAGGTGAGGGCGCCCCGACAGTCACCGTCGTCGGCATCTCAATCTGCTGCGGCACTGTAGCAACAACACGCGTCTCTCCCTCAGCATTCTTGATCCGCTGCGTCCGCAGAACCGTTCGAATGGTAGGACGCTCGATCGGTGCCGTCAATGGAACGTCCGGCCGCGTCAATCGGTACAATGCGTCCTGCAGCGGTTGTAAGATATATCGTCTAACTACAGGATCTCGGCGGAGTACGTCGAAATGGGCTGTGCGGACCGCCTGCCGCCTCAAAACATCTCCGATCACCCTCTCTGAGACTGTATACGTCAGATCTCTCTGAGTGTGTTGGTGGTACACCTTCTTGACCAGGTTTCCGAAGGCTCCCACCATGTCTGCATCTGAAGGAATGTGGGGCGCACCATACATTACGGCGTTATACGCTTGTGGATGGCGAACACCTAACCACGCCTGCGTCTTTGCCTCGGTTACGGTCTGTGGTGTCTGCGCGACCAGATGTGAGAAGTTCAGTTCCTGTAACGCGCCGGCAACAACGTTCTGCACTGTACTTGCCGGCGTCCCAGCAACAGCCCGGACCTGTATTTCCAGCAGTCCGTCTAACTCAGGATGCATCGTCGGCTCGTACTCGAGAACCTGCGTTGCCGGAGCGCGCGGCGTGACTTTCGCCACCTCTCTCGGAGGTTTCGGTAGAAGAACACGCAACGCCGGCGTACTCGCAACCTCACTGCGGTCTACAAGGCGAAAGTCAACCCACTCTACACCTGGGACGTTCTCCGGAACAATTCGCGCCCACCAGCAGTTCGGCGGGTTCCGCATTTCCTGCGGCCGGTCCGTAGCAAGCACTCGAACGCCCCCGACGTCCTCAAAGCGTAACGGGAAATACTGCCGACGGCGACCGTGGGCAGCAGCTAGCTGGATCGCTGCGTCTACGTAGGCTTGTCCACCAAGATGTGTCTGTAGGACTGTGTGCTCTCGACCCAAAGCTACCCGAGCCGTCAACGGAACTGAGGGCATCACGCGCCACCCCTGATCCAGAACGCCCTGCCCCCCACCGGGAAGCAGACGCGACCCAATCGCCTCCCACGGTTGAGTCATAATACCAGGCTGGCCCAGATGTACCCACTGACGTGCCGCATCTCGGAGCGAGACCGGAGTCTCGACACCCTCAAGGTCGAGCAGCACTGTCTCTGCGGCATGCCCGACAACCGTCCCAACACGTCCCGTGGCCGCCTCGCGCAAGATATCGCCAGCTGCTGGAAAACGGCGACCGGCACCGAGATAGGCCCACAGCCGAAGATCGTTCTTCGCACGAAGCTTCGCCAGATCCTCAGTCGCAACCTCCTGCAGAACAGCACGGAACTCGTCGAGCGTCGGCGCCTTCCTGAGGTACTGCAGAATGTAGGGCGTCTCCTTTTTGAGAAGGACTTCCCACATCTCAGGGTCAGCTGCCGCCTCCGCTACCTTCTTCCCCGACTTTGAGAGGATCTTGAGGAGAATCTTCGGTACAGGCGGCGCAGCGGCTCTCGTTCCTGCCGAAGCCTCCCATGCCTTCTTGACAGCGGCAACCTCTCTCCACAACTCCTCCGCATTCTTCACTCCCACCTTCCACCGGGCTGCCGCTGCGACGACGTCAAACGGCTTGTCGGGCTCGACTCCGAGCAGGTTCCAGATTACAGCCTTTGCGGACTCAAGGACTGCCCGCGAAGGCGGCATACCCCCCACGTACGCCCGCGCTAGGGGCTCAATCTCGTCCCAACCAAAGACAAAGTGATACATCCGCCTCACAGGCTCGGGGAGGCCCTTCAACGCGCGTCCGAGCGCCCGCTGAATCTCTGCAGACACTTCTGGTGTCCAGACCTCCGTACGGAGGTGGAACAGGGCCCGTTGGGCCTGGACCGAGATATCATGAAAGGCAACTACGTGCCGACGCGCGAGATCGAGAACCTTCGCAGGATCGACAAAGTTGTCCGCCGTAACGGCCGTATCGTACCCCAGAACGTGCAAGGCGGCCCGCGTAGCCTCGTACGCCCTTGGCGCCCTCCACGCAAGAACGTTCATCGGCACAGACGTACCGGCAGTAACCGCCGGCAGTAGCAACGGTGTACCGGTCAATGCGGCCCTCGTCAGCATCTCCAGCTCATCAAACCCGAACGCGTAACGCCAGACCGTCCCAACCCAGGGCGGCGCCTTGTCCACAATATCATCGAGAGCCCGACGCGCCCAGGAAGCTTCGCTGGCGGTCCACTCGCCCCGCTGGAGCCGCTGGTACAGATCCTCGAGGTTTGAAATCGTCGTTTTTCGGAAGACACCCTGTTTCCGTAGAACGTCTCGTAACATCCCATAGGCTTCCGTTGGTGGCGCTGCCACCGCCGTACCGCCACCCTCGAAATGAACGAGAGCCCGTCTTGCCGCTTCTCGCTCCCCCAACAAGAGATCGTCCCGTCCCAAGTACGCGCGGAGTTGCGCAGCCGCCCACGAGCGGTCCTCAGCCGTCCCAGCGCCAGCCGCGATTCGCTCCAAGGTCAGTTCGGCCTCTTTCCGCGGAAGGCCGAATTCTGTTACCTTACGTTCGATCCAAGCGGCGGGGTCGAACGTTGGGGGACGACCAAGCGGCGACGTATCCCAGATGCTGTATACCTCAGACGGCGCGAGACGCGTTCGGCGGACACGTAAGTGACCCCGGCGAATGTCGCGATAGTACCGCGACCCCGGCTCGGTTACCCACTTCATGATACGCGCTTCCGGCCCAGACAACAGGAGGTTCCAGTGCGCCCCAGCTGAAATCGGGCGCCGTGAACGCAGTGCACCCGCGAGAACCTCGCCGAGCCACTTCTTCCCCTGGTCCCGCGCAATGTCCTCAGCCTTTTTGAAAACCGAATCCAACACCCGCTCTTCGACAGCAGCCCCCAAAGAGTCGACGAGCATATCGCCAACGCCGTCTGTCTTGAGGTACGCATCAAGCGAAGCCCCCAAGTACCGTTCGAGCCCAACAACGGACGCGTGCAGCCCTTCATCCGCTGCCCAGTGTACCCACGCACCGATCGGTTCATAAACAAACTTCCGCAGGACCTTCGTCTTCAGCGCTACCCACACAGTCTGCCTCGGACGCCCGCGGCGGCGCCCAATCCGCTCTTCCGGTGGAGAAGGAAGGATGGTTGGGGATTCGACGTGTTTACAGTGTGGGTGCCCGTATCCTGTGTTGCGAGCCTCAGCTAGCGTGGGATAGCCGGGCGTCGCGCCCGTGAGACTGACTGTTCGTCCCTGCCAGGGGGCGCAGTACTGACAGGATCCGATGTGCTTAGAGATGGTGACGAGGTCGTAGCCGGCTTCAAGCGTGCGCTCGTACATCCCTGCCGTGACTGCGTCGCGCACGGCGACGTTTGCTAGGGTGTCGTTGTATGTATCGTAGGACCACTGATTGCCGCCCTTATCAACGAGGGCGATCAGACGGCCGCGTTGTAGTTGCTGCTGCACCTTGCTAAGCGGCGCTGTGCGCAGACGTTGTTGAACAACGTCAAGGGCGCGTGTGTGACGGATCAGGAACTGTTGCTGGACGTTTCCGAGAGCTGCTGCATGTGACGGCATCTTATAGACGTCGATGCCTCCAGCCTCGTTATGGCGATGTACGCGGTTCCGCGCTCCGGAGGGAAGAGCCTTATCGGCCAAGGACATTCCGTGGCGGTACGCTTCGAGGAGAACGGAGTCGGACCACCCGCGGGCGCGGGCGTCGAGCGCCTGAAGATGAGGCGTGGCGAGGTTCGCAGTTGCTAGCCGATCGGCCTGCCAGGTCTCTTCGGGGACGCGCTGCAGCAGCTCAGCCATCCGCCGCGTTTGGCCCTTTGCTAGAGCGGTGTAGGTATCGCGGGGTTCGACGAGCTGCTCCGCGTGATCCATTACGGCTTCCACTTCAATTTGAGGCTTGGGGCGCGGGTGACGACCTTATGAGGTGTGTTGGCCATCGCCGCTCGTACGTCTGCCGCCGACCGAATGCGGCGGTAAGTGCCCCGATCCCCAACAGTCCGGCCGACCGCAATGTTGCGTGGCAGAGCCTTGAGATTCCGGAGGCCGCTGGGCGCCTCCCGGGCGATGGTTGGTGCAAGACGGCCCGCACCCCGAAAGAGGTGGAGGCCTGTGCCTACTCCACCGATAGCGGAGCCGGCGGTTCTAGCCAGGTTACGCATCTCCTCCCGCTTCGTCAGCTTCTTCCCTTTCTTGGGCCGGATCTGTCCACCAACACGCTCTCCCGCAACGGCAGCTCCCAGCCCCACAGCGAGGGATGCCGGCCGGAGGCCCTTAGCGGCCCCCTTGACTCCCGCCACCGCCCAGCCCTCTACAGCTCCCATAACTGATGGGGCCATGAGGCTCATCCCCGCGAGGCCGAGTGCGCCGCCAGCAGCACCGAGAGCGACATCCTTCCCGTAAGTCTTGAGGAACTGTCTCAGGGGCCCCCGCTTCCTGCGGCCCTTTCCGGCCCGCCCTTGCCCTTGCCCTCGTCCACCCTTATGTGTTGCGAACCACCACCGACGCTGACGTGCGGTTTTGAGCGCCATTGTGATCACTCCTGCCCAGTTACAGGGCTACTCCAAGACGTCCCTTGACCCTGTCCGCCGAAGGTTGAGCCGCCAGGTCCGAACATCTCGCTACCCGCGGGCGCCGCGCCTGGCATGACCTCGGGGACTTGGGTATCGGCGTCGATCTCGTTGAGGAGGGCCTGCGCCTCAGCCTCAGTGACACCATCAAGCTGTATAATGGCTTGCAGGCGGCTCTGAATGCGGGCGCTGAGACGCTGCGTCTGCTCTTGGATGTCCTCCATCTCGTTGCGTGGAAGGCCGTCGTTGAATGTGATGCGCAGGTCTGCAGGCTCGAGGGCTGTGACCGAGCCGCTGTTCAACGGCGGCTGCCACGAAAGAACCGTTGTCGGCCGGACAGCGACCTTGAGGACCGCGCTGTACAGGTCCTGTAGCGTCTTCTTCCACAAGAGTTGGCGGATGTTGACGGTGACTTGGGTCTTCAGCTGCCGTAGGCGGAGGGCGAAGCCGCTCATGGGGCCGGACAGTGTTGGCTGCAGAAGGGCCTCGCTGTCGATGTTGAATCCGATGGTGAACTTCTCAGTGTTCTCGCGCAGCGCTTCGACAACCGCGGCTAGCTCCGCGTCCCAGGTGAGGATCCCGAGGGGCGGTGCAGCCGGAGCGCCTGCGGGTACGTCCACCGCGAGGTACTTGTGCCGACCTACACTGACAGAGCCGTCATCTTCCTTCTCCAGCTCGGGCCCGTACATGAACGGCTCGACGAACTCGTCTAAGACGGCTCCCCGCTGAGTTTCGCGCCAGTTGATCTGGCCCTGGAGGGCAAGGACGTTCGTGTAGTCGTCGTAGCCGTAGATGTCTTCGTCATCCTCGGTGTAGAAGTTCTTGTGGTGAATGATTGGGATGATGTCGATCCCCAGCTCCGTCATCGGAGGGAGAGCGGCCGTTGCCTCAAGGGCATCGAGGGGGAGGGACTTCTCTGGGTCGTACGTCCCCGTCTTCGGGTTCTCCTTGTCCTCCTCGAGCTTGAACAGCTGGTGGTACAGCCTACAGGTGTACTGTGTTGGCTGGGCTGGTGGGGGAGCGAGAACGGGCGAGGCCCCCTCTACTTCGGCTGGAGTCGTTACAGCTTCCAGGACGTAGCGCTGCCTCCAGATGTGTGCGTCGACGCCGCTGCCGTCGATGTCATATGACCGGTACAGTACGTTGTCGATGTTGACTGCCGTTCGGCGGGTCGTGTCTAGTGGGTCGGTCTCGACAAAGTAGGTCGCAGGGTTGAGGAGGTCAACGATCACCCGGCGAGCGTCTGCGTCGTAGCGGACCTTGAAGACCGCATCGCCCGCATACGAAGACTGGATCGCAGCCCGGAGATGCTTGAAGTGGCACCCGTTGTCTTCGATGAAGTAGGCGAGGTAGGCGAGTGTGGCAGGGGACGCGCTCGGGGCCGCAAGCTCGACCGGCTCTCCGAAGAGGCGGCTGGCGATGAGGTTCGTCGCCGCTTGACACAGGTTCGCTGTGAGGTACTCGCTATCCACCGGCGCGACGTACGAGAAGTCCTCAGGAACAAGGAAGACGTCCTTGTGTTCGCCTCGCCAAATGTGTCGGTGGCACGTGTACCGCTTGAGGCGGGCCTGATCGTCCTTCGATGGGTAGGGAATTCCCTCATCGGCCATAACGCACCTCATCTGAAGAGACGGCGGATGAACTCGATAGCTGTTCGGACAGTGTTTCCGATGTACCACGCCCAGAAGAGGTTCGGTTGGATTGCAAGCGCGCGCCCCTCTGGCAGGTTGAGGGCGACAATCCGAACCCACTGACCGTTGACCTGAACAGGCCGAGCAGTTCGAAAGGCCCGAATGACGCCGTTACGGCGGCCTGGTGTGGCGTTCTTGAGGTCGAGAGTCATTGATCGCATGTTACTTCCACGTGTGCATCCTAGGCGGCCCTTCGGCCCGTGCGTTTGGGCGGGCCAGATGTGCGACGGACACGGACAGTCGGCGTTGGCGGCGCAAACGCGAGGACGAGGGCGTCTAGCTCGTCTGGAGACGGGATGCCCCGCTCTTTCATCGCTTCCTTCGACTCGACCTTGATCTGGTTCTTCTCGTTGTAACCGTACTGTACGCTGGAGGCCTGTGCCTGCAGGCGTGTGCGCAGGACTGTGTCGTCAATCGCGATGCAGATGTTCATCTCGTCGCTGTCTGGCCGGAACAGCTCTCGGAGGTAGTAGTACGCCTCATCCCGCCGGCGAACGAAGTGGTCCCGATCGATCGCCGCCCCCCCGAATGTGTACCGGCGAAATGTCTTGACATCATGCGCACAGAGGATGTCGCCTACACCCGCACCGACGCCGGTTGTGTCGATGTTCATGAACAATCCGCTATGATCTATATTATATTGATCACAAAGCGCGCGGAGGTCCCTTACCGCCTCGATCGCGTACGCCGCCAACAGGCGGGTATCTTGCTCGCCGATCCACGACCGCATCATCACATGAACAGGGCCGATCCTTCCGGCAATGGCGGTGCGGTCCGATCCAAAGTGGGCCACGTCGAACCCCAGCTGGACGGCAGGGCGCTTGCCCAGCTGGGACTCAACGCGGTTCGCGGCGTAGGTGAACCAGTGCTGGGGTACGAGGATGACGCTGCTATCCTGCTCGGGGAAGCGC